ACAGGTGTACGTGTGCCAGAAGCAATTGCTAATGTCGTTGTTGGAGACGGTGCCGCTGGCCACCCCTGCGCTGTCGCACGCGCCAAAGTACGCAGACATCAGCCACACCCACAGCAGAGCAAGCTGGTCGGCGGGGCCGTCGTGCCACAGTAGGTCATCGCCATGCTATGTCTCCATCCCGCACACTCCCCGCCCCGGCCGCGTGGCCCACGCCAGGCGGCGAGACCAACCACCGCTAGCTCATGATCCCGTTCGCCACCAGCGCCGCCCGCATCGCTACCGCGTCACCTGCCACCAGTTGATGAAGATGGCCGCATTGGTGCCCGCCGCGTTGATGTAGCTGATGAACGGCACCAACTCCACCGCATCGGTTTTCGCCACGCCGCTGTTCGTCATCGTGATCGCGGTGTAGGCCGTGCCCCCGTTGGCGGTGTAGAACGCGCTGGGCACGCCAGTGACAGCCGCGATGCAGACCTTCAAGGTGCGCGTGTCGCCATCAGCCATGTTCACGCCGCTGTCATCTGACAGCGTGCCACCCGTGGCGACTTCCCCGAGCGAGAAGATCGACCCGTCCACGTTATTGATCCCGACCACCGCCCAGTCGGTGTAATTGGCATAGTTGATGGCCGCATCGAACGCGCCCACCTTCCGCCACCCAATCAGGAACTGGTCCGTGCCGGCGTTATCCCCGAGGGTGAAGTTGACCTCGAAGCACGCGCCCCCGCGTGGGGCCACGGCCCGCGACGTGATCCAGCCGGCGGTGTAAATCCACGGGTCGCCAAAATAGAACTCGACGCCTTCGTTGTCCGCGGTATCGTCGGCGCTGATGTCCAACTTGCCAGCCGTGACCACCCACGAACTCACCGTCTTGGTCTGCTCTTCCCAGTAGTAGAGCAGGGGCAGCGTCCCCCCCGTGACGACGTTGACGTTGGTGTCCGCGAGCAACAGGGCGCCCGAGTTCGCCGTGGCCGTCGAGGCCCGCACCAGGAAGGGATGATCAAACGACTCCCGATACCCCGTGCTGACTTTCAGCGCATCCCCGACCGCCGCAATCGGGACGGGCGTCCCCGTCGCGGACGTGCCAAACAGCCGGGCCACCTGCTGCCCCGTGACCGGCAGCGCCACGACCACGGCCAGCGCCACGACAAGCGCGAGAAATCCTATCCACGTCCGCATGATCGCCTCCCTGCGTTTACCAGCACTTGACCCGGAGCGCATCGTCCGTCACGCCGATGGGCACCGGCGTACCCGTGGCTGACGTGCCAAAGACCCGCACGGGGGCCTGGGCCGTGGCCACGTTCCCTGCCAGGACCAGCCCGAGGCACAGCCCCACGAGCAACCCGAGGATGAGATTCCGCATGATGCCCCTCCTACGGAGTAATCGAACTGGTCCCGCTCGGCCCGCTCAGATAACTCAGCCCGACGCCAAGGATGCCGATCAGCGAGTTGCCACACGTCGAGACGCTGCTGATCCGCACGTTGCCCATCACCAGCATCGACGGCGCACAGTTGGCAGTCGGGAAATGAAACGCGGGAAACGCCGTGACCAAATGCTGGCGGTATTCATGCCCCGTCAGCGTGCTCACGCTCGGCGTCAGCGTCCGCACATCCACGAACTTCGTGGTCGTGCCCGCCGCCACGTTCGGCGTCAGCGCCGGGTTGGCATAGGTGTAATCGCACTTCCACGTCACCGTATTGTCGGCCGTGGTCGTGCTGATGGCCGTCCAGCGCACGGTCGGCACGAGCGTGATTGTGTTCACGTCCGTCTCAATCGTGCGCGGCAGGATCATCCCGAACTCCACCCCGTCCTCGGTGTCGGGGTTCACCGTCCGCACGCGGGTGAGCCCGCCCACGAAGGTTTGCACGTCCGGCCCGGCGGCTGCCGCCAGCAACCCCTGTGCCCCGAGCGCGACTTCCCCGTAGAGACTTTCGAGCACGCGCGTCTTGCGTTCGTTGCCCTGCGCCATCCCGCACCCCTTCCCACGATGAGCACGGCGAGGCGAGCCCCAGGCCCGCCCCGCCCATGACTGCCCGCGTTAGACGTGGCCCTGGGCCATCGCCTGCGGCTGCCGGATCTCCACCGTGTACTCGCCGAGGACCATGCCCTTCTGCGAGTCACCCGTCGCCCCGACCCGAATGGTCTGGAACGACCGCCCCTGCAGCGGCACCGGCACCACGCGCGCGGTGCTGATCAGGTAGAACCCGCTGGCCGGCGCATACGGCGACAACACGACCCGCGCGTTGCCGAAGTCGCCCCGGAACGTCTCCACCTGCCGGATGACCGACGTGTCACCCTGCGGCACCGCCAGGACGCTGGCGTTCGTGGCGCTGATGCTGCGCTTCCACGTCGGCCCGACCAGGATGCAGTCGATGTCCCGCGCCCCGGCGTTCCACGCCTGCTGCCACACATCGTTGATGTAGAGCACGGGGTTGGCCGTGAACGAGGCGGTCACGATCGTGCTGTTGATCGTGGTCAGCCGCGACTCCAGCCCTGCCATGCTGCGATAGACCGTGCCGCTGGCGATCGAGTTGACCACCGCGCCGCGGATGATCGTCTTCTCCAAGTCGCGCATCACCTCGCGCAGACGCTGGCCAGCCTGGTGCGTGAACATGTCGCCCTGCGACGGCGCATAGCCCACGGCCAGATCGGTGCCGCTCACGATGATGTCTTTCTTGAAGATCTGCGTGACATTCGTCACGCGGGTCGTCTTCCGGGTGACGTCCGTGCTCACGTCCGCGCCTTCGAGCGCCGCCGGGCCAAGCACGGTCAGCGTCCCGCCGGCCACCAGCGAGGAGTAGACCCCGTTGATGCCGCGAGCGAACAGAATCGAGGACGCGCCCGCCACCGACGTGATCTGGACGATCTCGTTCCCGACCCCGGGCTTCGCCTGTTCCAACTGGAGCAGCATCCCGACCTGCATGGTCAGCCCGGTCGCGCCCGTGATGGTGATCCCCGTCGCGGCGGTCGCGCTGTCAATCGCGCCCGTCGCCACGATGGTGTCAGGGCCGAGCAGTTCCTCGGTCCACTGGTGATACGTGCTGGTCGCAGGACCGCCGGCCGTCAAGAGACTCAGGAACGGAGTCTCGTAGGGTCCGAGCAGTTCCACCTGCGCGCTGACGTCCTCGCCGATCAGGGCGAAGTTGTCATAGGTCGCTTTGCCAGAGAATGCCATCGAAGTGGCCTTTCACAAGAGACCCACGATTGATGACCAGCCCGTGAGTATTAGCCGGCTCGGGATTCCGCGCCCAATGCGCGCCTGGGGTCTTACGACGCCAGTGCTTTGCGTAACTCGGCTTGCGCCCGGATCGAATCCGCCAGCGCCACGTTGTCGGCAGGATTCGCCTTCACCCGCGCCAGCGCCGCTTCCACCTTGGCGTGCGCCTCGCGTTGCGATGGCGTGCCGCTGAACGACCCGCCCAAGGACGCCCCACCCGCCGCGCCCGCAGACTGCCCGCGTTGCGGCGCTTTGGCGAGGTGTGGGTTCGTCTTCAGGAGGTCGATGACGGCCTGCTCCATCGTGAGCCCATCTTGCACCGTCCCGCCTGGTGCGTCGGACACACGGACCTGATACTCTGCATCGAGCACGATGCAATCTTTGAGGCGCAACACCACGTCCGCAGCGTTGTACGCGCCCTTGGCTTCCGCTAGCGCCTTGAGTTGGTCCTCGATGACCGCCTTGCGCAGCGCCGTCTCGGCTTTGGTGCGCGCGGCCGTTTCCTTGTCCGCGCGTGCGGTGGCCGCCTTCTCGATGGCCTGCTTGGCTTCCTCGTATTTGCCCTTGGCTTCGAGGTCCGCCTGTCGGCGCTGTTCGAGCTCGGCCTTCATCGTGTCGAGTTCCGCCAAGTCCGCGCCACTGTTGCGCGCCTTGCGCTCGGCTTCGTGCCGGATCTTCGCGGCGTGCGCGTCGAACTCGGCTTGGGTCTGAAACACCTTGAACGGTTCGGTGGTAGCCCCGGCCGTCGCGCCGGTAGCGCCCGCTGTCGCGGTATCGTCTGCCATGATCGTGGTCCCTCCTAGAGACCTCTGGTGAGGCGTAATCGCCCCTTGAGATAGTTCACGCTGTAGTCCACGTCGTCCTCGCTGAGCGCGAAGAACTCCCGGTCCACGCGCCCTTCGCCCATGTGATAGAGCGCGATCTGCGCCTTGCCTGCGCTGGCGAAGCGCAGCGTCAATCGCGGGTTGGTTTGGGCATGGACCAGCACAGCAATGTTATCGAGCATCTTCGGCCCGGCCTTTGTGCCCGTGAGGTTCACACGCCCGCCACCACTCAGCCCCCCATGCTTCGCCTTCGCCTTGGCATAGCCCACGCTGTAGGCATGGAACGGCGCGCCGTTCGCATCCACGTTCTGCAGGCGCGTGCGTGTGATGATACGCAGGCGCAGCGCGTTGCCCAAGTTCTGCCACTCGTTGGCCGGGATCGTCAGCATCGTGCCCAGTTGCTTTCCGCTGATCGTGGCCTTCATGTGCATGGCTAGTTGCCCTTCGCCTTGCGCCGCGCCGCCTTCAACCGCACCCGCGCCTCATTGGCATCCGCCACGTCCTGCGCATATTGGTCATCGGTGTACCGGCCCGTCCCCGCCAGCGCTTCAAGATCATCCCCAGGTGGCACCGGGAGCCAGGTGTGCCGGCAGTTGTAACCCCCACCCGTGATCAGCGTATTGTCGAGTTGGCCGTTGTCCATCGCGTCAATCTCGTGGCGCGGGTAGACCTTGCCCACGAGATCCAGACAGAAGGGCCGGGTCAGCCCATCGATCGGCCCGCTGTACAGAAACGCCTCGTCACTCTCACCCGTGGCCGTGCTCGTGACGGCAATCCGGCTGAACTCACTCAGCGCCGTGTCGTAGATGGTCCGCGCCTGCGGCAGCGTCACCTCCAACTCGGCCAGCAACTCGTTCAGCAACTCACCGCGGTCCTGCGCCCCCACGATGCCCCGTAACAGCGTTTGCTCCACCCGCCGCAACGCCGCGTCCGACACCGACAGCAACTCCCGCAGCTTGATGTCGTGAAAGGCGTCCAGCGTCTCCGCGCTCCACGCGACAGCACGCTCCACCCGCGCCACCGCTGTCTGTCCCATCCCCTGATACTTGGCGAGGTCACCCATCGTCTCAAGCGCGCGCGTCACCAGACCCTGATAGCCCGCGTCCTGCAGCGCCGTCTGCAACTCTGCCGCGACCCGACGCGCCACCCCCAGGTTGACCGCCGTGCTGGTGACGCGCCCCCGCTCCACGAGCAGTTGGTTGGTCAACCGCACCACGCGCTGACGCACCACCACCCAGGCGCGGGCCAGGTCCGCCTCAAACCCGGCGACCTTGCGGCTGATCTCACGGTCCAGCGCCGCGGCCTGCCGGCGTGCCTTGGCCGGGTCTAGGGGCATCGGCTACGCCCTCGCCCCGGCGTCCTGCATCTGCGTCCCGTCCTCAGCGCCCCCCGCCATGCCCTCTCCCGCCTCGCCCTGGCCCGGCGGCACGACCGCGGCAGCTGAGACCCTCGCCCGGAACCCCGCCGCCTGTGCGGGCAGCGAGGCCGATTCCTGAGCCTGCTGGTCAATCTCCTCGTCCACCGTGTCCTGAATGTCCTGTGCCAGGTCAGGCAGGACCACGCGCACCGCCCGCTTGCGCGCCTCGGCATTGGCCGTCGCCCCCAAGCTCATCGTGCCAATGTCCCGCACATCCGCCGCCGCCTGCGCCGTGTCGATGGTGGCGAATTCGTCCGGGTAGTGGATCGTGGTGTCTTCCAACGCCTGCTCTACCGCGTCCTCGTCTTGCTGGCCCGTGGTGGCCGTCACCCACAGCCGCGCAAGCTGATACTCCACCCGCTCGGCCTCGTCGGCATACATGGCCAGCAGCCGGTTGAGGTCCATCGCCTTGAGCCGGCGCGAATCGGCCGACTCGGCCCCGGCCGCGTCCCCTTCCCACGGCAATCCGGCCATACGATACAACTTGCGCTCCAGCGCCTGAATCTCGGCCTGGTAGGTCAGCGCCGGCCCGTCAGGCGGCGCGATGAACCCCGCCGCAGCCTTGGACCACAGGATCGTTTCCGTGCTGGCCATGTCACCCAGGCGGCCCCGCGCGGTGATGACATCCTCGTCTGGCCCGAGTTGGATATTGAGCATGGAGAACGTCTGTCCGCGCAAGAGTTCGCGCAGCTCGCTCACGAGGTTGAAGTGGTCCCGGTGCAGCCGCGGGTCGCCCAGCGTCGAGGCGCCGATCGACGGCATCCCTGGCACGGGCCGTGCTCGGTGGATGACGGCGGGGCAGCGCCCGAACCCATGCGGGCCGGTCTGTGTTGGCGCCCCGGCGCTGTCGTAGCGCGTCCAGTCCGTGTCCGTCCAGATGATCGTCGTCAGCGCCTTGGGTGCGCCATCTCCGCCCCCGCGCGTTTCTTGCTGCGTGCCCGGGGCCGCCTCGTCTAATGTGGCACGCGGCCGCGCTTCCACGACCTTGAGCGCCCGATACCGCCCATCGGCCCAGATCCAATCCAGCACATCGAGCGGCGAGTAGCAGCGCAACACGGGCTGGCCCGCGTCCGCCTTGGTGCGCGGCTCCTGACCGTCCTTGGACTGCGGCAGGTCCATCACGATGACCACATGGCCATAGACCATCGCCAGCGCCTGCTGCCACTGCATCCAGTCCGCCATGTGCGTGCCCGCGCCATCGACATCCTCCCACCACGATTCCAGTTCATCCAGGTCCGTCTCGCGCTGGATCGT